TATGGGTGGATACATGAAACGAAACGATGGCGGTATCGCCAAAAACACGAGGATGTTCTAATGCCCCCAGGAGTTATGTTTACAAAAGAATCAGAAGCCAATGCTTATGCCGAATCAGAAGCCGGAAAGGTTATATCTGTAACGGATCAAGATGGGAATGTTATTGGCTATAATGTTGTTGATAATGAGATGCCTGTTGGAGAAGCAATTTCTTCCGCTAAACGCAACATGGGCGGAACGATGGACGATGAGATGGGCTACATGGAAGGTGGAATGCATGGCAAGCCTAAAAAAATGTTTATGGGTGGCGCCGCGATTAAAGGAAGAGGTTTCAAAGGTGTTCATTAATGAGTGACCCTACTACGTTTGCTTATAACGTTTTAAAATCAATTCAGAGCCGTGCAGAACTAACTAAGGATGCTATCCTTCACGGACAACCCCAAGACTTAGAAGCCTATAAAGAACTTGTAGGTGAGTTAAAGGGGCTTGAATATGCAGAGCAAGAGATTAAAGATTTTTTAGATAAACAGGAGAAAGAATGACAAAAACTCTATATGTACCTGATCATGTAGCTGAGAAAGAGAAAGAGAAAAAGAAAAGTGCCTACGTTAAGAAAGATGAAAGAGTTCTCGATCCTTCTTTGTTAGATGTATCCCTAAGTGAAAGACTACCTCAACCCACTGGATGGCGTATTTTAGTTATGCCATATGCGGGTAAAGCAACCAGTGACGGTGGTGTTTTAATTCCTGATCAAGTTCGTGACCGTGAAGCGTTAGCTACCGTTGTAGCTTATGTTTTGAAGGTTGGGCCTTTGGCGTACCAAGATCCCCATAAGTTTGGGGAAGAAGGTGCTTCATGGTGCAAGGAAGGCGATTGGATATGCATTGGCCGATATGCTGGTGCTCGTTTTAAGATTGACGGTGGCGAAGTTCGCATCATTAATGATGACGAAGTTATAGCTACTATTTTGGAACCTGATGACATTAAGCATGTCTAGAAATAAATCGTGGAGATCACGCTATGGAAGACCTTGAAGAAAAAAAAGTAGATATAGGAGATTCGGAAGAATCTGCTGTAGACATTGATATTTCGGAGAAACCGAAAAAAGAGGAGGTAAAAGAGGAACCCGCTCCTGAAGTTGTGCAAGAAGAGGAACCCGCTTCTGAAGAAGAGCTTGAAGAGTACAGTTCAGGGGTAAAAACCAGAATTGATAAGCTTACTAAACGATTTCGAGAGGAAGAGCGACAGAAACAGTCGGCTGTTCAATATGCTGAAAACGTTAGGGACGAGAACGAGAAGCTCAAGGTACGCTTGGAAAGCTTAGATAAAGGGTTTCAAGAGGAATTTGACACTCGCGTCACTACGCAAATACAAGCTGCAAAGCAATTACTTAAAGAAGCCCATGAGACCGGAGACATCGACAAAATAGTTGAGGTTCAAGAGGCTTTATCTCAACTTGCTGTTGAGAAAGGTAAGCTTAAAAAGGTTTCTGAGGATGAAAAAGAAGAAACAGCCCTACCTGCGGTGCAGCCACAACAACAGCTACAACAACAGCCTGTTGCCCAACCAGACCCCAAGGCAGAGGATTGGGCGTCTAAAAATGAGTGGTTTGGCACTGATGAAGTTATGACATATGCCGCTTTTGGCATTCATAGACGTTTAGTTGAGGATGAACAGTTTGACCCACAGTCAGATGAGTATTATTCTGAGCTTGATAAGAGGCTTATAACTGAATTTCCTCATAAATTTGGGAATAAGCCGAAAACGGGTGGAAGTAAAAAGGTTGCGTCAGCCGAAACTTCCGCATCCCGCAATAGAGGTGGACGTAAAACTGTGCGATTAACATCCTCTCAAGTTGCTATTGCGAAGAAGCTAAATGTACCACTTGAAGAATACGCTAAATACGTAAAATAGGAGTTAATCATGAACGAAGAGAACACAACTCGCCAAAAGTCACCAAGGACGCCCCGTGGCAATGAAACCCGTGTTAAAGAAGCACGCAAGGAACCGTGGAGGCCCCCATCCATGTTGGATGCGCCCCCTGCACCGGAAGGTTATAAACACCGATGGATCAGGGAAAGTGTTATGGGCTTCGATGATAGAAAAAACGTATCAGCCAGATCCCGTGAGGGTTATGAACTGGTCCGTGGAGAAGAGTTTCCTGACTTTGATATTCCTACCGTTGAAGACGGTAAACATGCAGGAGTTATTGGAGTAGGCGGTCTTCTTCTAGCAAGGGTTCCTCTTGAAACGGTTTCGCAACGGCAAGATTATTTCCGCAATATGGCGCGGGATCAGATGACGGCTGTTGATAACGAGCTTGCTCGTGAACAACATCCAGCAATGCCTATCGATAGACCCGATAGGAGTTCTAGTGTAACTTTTGGAGGTCCTCAAAAAGAGGACTAGGAGAAAACTAAATGGCTAATTCAAATGGAAGTTTTGGTCTTCGCCCCCTAAGTAAATTAGGTGGAGGAGCCAATTCCACTGGCCTTACGGGATATACTCCTTATGAAATCGCTTCCGACAACAGTGACAAGATCTATCACGGACAATTGGTTATCCCTCTTGCTTCTGGATATATCGACCATACAGCTAACGCTGCTGGTGGAACTGTCAGTCATCTAGGCGTATTTCAAGGATGTGAGTATGTTTCTAGCGTCACTGGAAAAACAACATGGAGTAACTACTGGCCTGGATCAGGTGCAGATAGTAATCATCCAGTTAAAGCATTTATTGTAGATGATCCTAATCAGCTATATGTAATTGCTACGGATGCTTCGTGGACAAGTAAGGCAACTGCTCGCGCAAGTGTCTTTCTAAACGGAAATCTTTCTACAGGTATAACGGGTACAGATGCTACTGGTGTTTCACTAGGTCGTTTGGCTATCAGTACTCTTGCTACAACCAACAGCTTGGGACTACGTGTCTTAGGATGGGTTGAAGATCCTGAGAACGAAGATTTTGCATCTGCCGGAATCGGCGCAATCGTAAGGTTGAACAACCCGTTCAATGCACCTGTTGGGTCCATTGCATCTGGTACACCTTCAACCACTGGCGTATAGGAGAATTGAGAAATGGCTATAAGTAGAGCACAACTAGCTAAAGAGCTAGAGCCTGGCCTCAATGCCTTATTTGGGTTAGAGTACGCTAGGTATGATAATGAAGCTGCTGAAATTTTTGATACGGAATCTTCGGAAAGGGCTTTCGAGGAAGAAGTAATGCTTTCTGGTTTTGGGTCAGCACCCGTTAAATCAGAGGGTTCAGCAGTTAGTTTTGATGATGCCCAAGAAGCATACACTGCAAGATACACTCATGAGACTATCGCTCTTGCTTTCTCTATTACTGAGGAAGCGATTGAAGATAATCTTTATGATCGTCTTGCTTCTCGTTACACAAAAGCTTTGGCACGTAGCATGGCTAACACCAAACAGGTGAAAGCAGCTTCCGTGCTTAACAACGCTTTTGATTCCACTTATACAGGTGGAGATGGTAAAGAGTTGTGTGCTACAGATCACCCACTTGTTAACAACAATGACCTTCGTAACGAGCCGTCTACTGCAGCCGACTTGAACGAAACAAGTCTGGAAAATGCTTTGATTGATGTCGCTGCATTTGTTGATGAGCGTGGTCTTAAAGTATCGGTACGTGGTATGAAGTTGATTGTTCCGCCAGCATTACAATTTGTTGCGGATCGTCTTCTTGAAACTACGCTTCGTCCCGGTACTGCGGATAACGACATTAACGCTACACGGAACATGGGTATGCTTCCGCAAGGCTATGTTGTTAACCACTATCTTACGGACTCAGATGCATTCTTTATTAAGACGGATGCACCAAGAGGTTTCGTTCACTTCGAGCGTATGCCTATGTCCACTAAGATGGAAGGTGATTTTGATACAGGTAATGTGCGGTACAAAGCCCGTGAGCGTTATAGCTTCGGTTACTCTGACCCACGTTGTGTATTTGGCTCACCTGGAGCATAGTGAAAAAAAGGGGGGAGTTTTTCCCCCCGATTTTCTGGGATATCTAAGCCCTAGCGACTGACCCAGCAGACGCTTACAAGACTCTAGGGCTAAACCTTTGTAAGGAGGGTACTATGGGTAATACAACTTTTAACGGTCCCGTCCGTTCCGAAAACGGTTTTGAAGTAATTAATGTTAATTCTACAACTGGTGCTGAGACAACAACTTGTGACATTGCCGCTACAGGTATTGTTACAGATAAATACGTTAAGCACGTAGGTTTTGCCACAGGTGTTACGGTTAACACCACCGCTGGAGACAGCCCTGCGATTGGTGAGTTTACTCAGCCAGCCAATACAATTATCACAGACATTAAAATCTTTTGTGTTACATCACCTGTTATTGGTTCTGGTGATATTGGCTACGAGGTTGGTACATCTAGTTCAGGTGCTCAGATTGTTGCCGCTCAGACAGATGAAATATTGGATGCGGGTACAACTGTTGTTGTCGGAAACGTTACAACAACATCTCTTGTTCTTCAAACGCAAGACACTACTACAGCCCCAGCTTCTGTACAATATACATCAGCAGAGCGTACTATCTACTGTAATATTACTAATACTGTAGATGCTACTACGGCTGGCTCTTTTACCTTTATAATTGAGTATGTACAAGTAGCTTAATTAATTGAAGGTAACTAAGGAGTAAGTTATGGCAGATGCGGTTAGTGCAACAAAGCTACAAGATGGCGATAGAAAAGCGGTTTTCTATTTAACCAATCTTAGCGATGGAACGGGAGAGTCGGCAGTTAAGAAGATAGATATGTCTACTCTCTCTAACAACGCTCAAGGTGACGCAGTATCATCTATTAGCATAAGTAAGATTACTTTTTCCACAGTAGGCATGTCGGCAACTCTCTTATATGATGCGACAACGAATGTTGTAGCAATAGGGCTACCCGCTGACTATACGGATACGATAGACTTATCCGGACAAGTTGCGGGTCTTCCAAACTATGCGGGAAGTGGTGTGACAGGTGATATTCTACTGACTACGGCAGGTCACAGTTCAGGTGATAGCTATAGTATTGTTGTAGAAGTGATTAAATCGTACTGAGATGGATGAGATGACCTCATATTTGTGGAACGGTGTTCTTACATTGGCTGGGGCCATTTCTTTATTTTTTCTTAAAAGTCATCACGCTACGGTTCAACGTCTAGATATTCTTCTAAACAAGACTAGGGAAGAAGTTGCTAAAGAATACGTTTCAAAATATGATCTCGCTGAAGATTTATCTAGGCTTCATGATCGGTTTGATCGGTTAGAAAACAAAATAGATTCTTTAATGAAAGGGTGATATAATCCTTTAGGAGATTAAAATGGCAACTTCTGGATCGACTGATTTTAATTTGAACATGGCTGAGATTACAGAAGAAGCCTTTGAAAGATGTGGTCTAGAACTTCGTACAGGTTATGATGCCGCCACAGCTAGAAGGTCTTTGAATATACTGTTTGCTGAATGGGCAAATAGAGGCTTAAATCTTTGGACAGTAGAGCAAGTAACTCAAACGTTAGCACAGTTATCTTCATCTTCTTCTGTTGCTACCTATCCCATTGGAACTATTACATTAACGGTTGGTGCTTCAGGTAGTTTTTCTGTAGGCGAAACAATTACTGGGGGGACCAGTGGCGTTACAGCCAGCATAATTACTAAACCAACGTCAACCACTATGACTATAACGGTTCCTACAGGTGACTTTACAGCATCTGAAACAATTACTGGTTCATCGAGCAGTGCTACAACAACTGTGTCCTCAAACCCTAGTCTTACTGATGTTCAATCAACAGTAGATGTCTTAGAGGTTGTTTCTAGAAGAAGTGGTACTGATATAAGCCTAACAAGAATAGGGAGGTCAGATTACTTAGGTCTTCCCGATAAGACTTCTCAAGGCAGAGCTTCTCAGTTTTATGTGGATAGACAGATAACTCCAACCATAACCTTATGGAATACTCCCGAAAATTCTACGGATCAATTAGTGTATTATAGAGTTAAAAGGATGGATGATGCTGATGACGGTATTAATACTGCCGATGTCCCCTTTAGATTTCTCCCTTGTTTAACGGCTGGTCTTGCTTATTACATATCTGTTAAAAAATCCCCTCAAAGAATAGGGGTATTAAAGGATATTTATGAAGAAGAATTTGCTCGAGCGGCGGCTGAAGATGGCGAAAGGACAGCCCTCCGCCTTGTTCCAACTTATGCTACGTTGAGTGTGACGTAATGCCTAGGTATGCATCAGGAAAACATGCCATGGGCATATCTGATCGTTCTGGAAGAGCGTATAGAGTTAGGGATATGCTTAAAGAATGGACGGGAGCAATAGTAGGAAGGGATGAGTTTGAAACCAAGCAGCCACAGTTGAATCCTAGGCGTGCTGTTGCAGACCCTGAAGCTATAAGAAATCCAAGACCTGATAGAACGGAACCTGCGGTAGAAGTATTATTGGAAGATGGTGCTTTTAAGTCAGGAAGTTCCGGTTCTGCGGTTATTACAGTTACGGAACCAGGCCACTCCAGAGATACAGGAGACATAGTACGATTTAGAAGTGTATCAAATTTTGACGGGTTTACATCATCTGCTATAGAATACAGCACAGGATACAGTATAACTAAGATAGCAGGATCTGGTGATAATCAATCCGATAGTTATAGTTTTAATGTAAGTAGTAGTGGTTCTTCAGAAACAGCTACTATAGGAAGTATAAAAGGTGGCGGTTCATTTGCTTCCGCCGGTCCAGTAACGGTGAGTGCTTAATATGGCGTATACATTTGCAACTTTAAAGACAGCAATACAGGATTACACTCAGAATACAGAAAGTACGTTTGTTAGCCAGCTATCTAGATTTATAATAAATGCGGAAGAACGTATCTTTAAAGAGGTCCAGCTAGATGTTTTCCGTAAATATCAATCAGGTACGGCAAGTTCTTCTAACAAGTTTTTAGCTAAACCTAATGACTTCTTAGCTCCGATGTCTCTTAGTGTTGTTAACAGTTCTAAAAATGAATTTCTACTATACAAACACACTACTTTTGTTCAGGATTATACGCCCAATCCTTCCTCAACTGGCGTTCCTCTTTATTATGCGGATTGGGACGATAGTTCCTTTATAATGGCGCCAACTCCTGACTCCAATTATACTATGGAGTTGCACTACATCTATCGACCCGCTTCGCTCACGGCAGGGGCAGATGGTGGCACAACTTGGCTGGCTACTAATGCTGAATTAGCAATGCTGTACGGATCTTTAGTTGAGGCATATACTTTTATGAAAGGCGAGGATCAATTACTTAATATTTACAATGGTAGATTTCAAGAAGCTGTTAAATGGTTAAAGAATCTTGGTGAAGGTAGAGATACTCGAGATCAATATAGATATGATAGACTTAGGAGAGAAGTTGAGTAATGCTTGATGCAAGTGGAGGTTCTGAACTTGGAAATGTTATGGTTTATACTTCCCATGACGGTGGACATAGTCCGGAACAAATAGCCGATATGGCGTTGAATAAGATAATGTCTGTTAGTGAAAACGCTCCTCCTGTCATACGAGATCAAGCTATGGCTCATAGAGATAAGTTGAAAGAAATCCTAATATATTATATGAAAAGTATGGCAAACAGTGAGAGAACGTCTATTTGGGCTTTGATGAAACAGCAAGGTCATGATGATATAGCTGAGATAATAAGGAGACTTTGATATGGCTATCGGTACATCCGCTATATGTGGAACATTTAAGAGAGAGATACTAGCGGGTATACATTTTTTGACCGCGCATACGAGAACGGAATCAAGCGCAATTGGCGCAGATA